GGTAGGATTGTTGATGTTGATAACAAGCCTATCTGGTGCATAAAGTGTGGTGAACACGATATAGATGTCGTGGAATTCACAGAGGACACTTTATTGCCATGTCCATTCTGCGGTGGTCATCCACAGGCAGAGGCGATGGAAAGCATAGGTCTTTATTGGTATGAGTGTGACAAGTGTGGTGGAGCCAGCGGCTCTGCTGATGACTGGGTAAAGGCTAGAGAAAAATGGAACAAGAGAGTATAGTGTCTAAGCAAAAGCACGCAGAT